CACCAACAGCATAAATAATAAAAAGGAAACCCTATGCCAGAAACATATAAAAGTTACGGAACAAAATTAACAACAGCAAATGAAACAATTGTATATTCAGCAGGAAATGCAACTGCAATTATCAATAGTATTCATGTTGCAAATTACGATGCATCAAATGCTTCTGCAATCACTTTAACATTGTGGAAAGACACAACAAATAGTGATTATCATATTTGTAAAGCAGCAGCAGTACCTATACAATCAACATATCAAGCACTTGACACACCTATTCCATTGGAACCAGGAGACACAATAAGAGCAACAGCAGCAAATGCAAACCGATTAGATGTTATCGTTTCAGTATTAGAAATTACATAAGGAAAATGAAATGGCACTACAACAAATAATACAACACGAAACTGGTACATATTCCCAATATTGGAGAATAGTTGAAACTAATTTGAATTATGAAACTAAAATGGCTGAAATAAAGTTATTCGGTTATGTTTCTGAAGAAGCACGACAGAGTGGAAAAACTAGATTAGATACTAGAAGTTTTATAGTTAGCGATCTTGATTTTTCTAATTATTTTGCGCCAGTATCAATAGATCCACAAAATATAAATCAAGTAAAGAATGCTTATTTATATGTAAAAACTCAACAAGAGTTTTCTGGATCTTCTGATGTTTGATGATCTAAATAGTTGACAACCGTAAAAATGGAGTTACAATACTAAACTAAAGAAGGAGAAATTTATGCATTTACCAACTTCGTATCAACAATTTATTCATCTTTCACGCTACAGTCGTTGGTTGGAGGAAGAGGGTCGTCGTGAAACATGGGAAGAAACTGTTGATCGTTACTTCAATCACTTTGATAAGCACCTCAAGGAAAATACAAAGTGTAAGTTGGATAAAGCAACTAGAGAAGAACTTCGTCAAGCAGTTCTAAATCTAGAAATCATGCCTTCAATGCGTGCTCTAATGACTGCTGGAGAAGCACTAGAGCGTGACAACACTGCTGGTTATAATTGTTCATATGTCGCAGTAAACCGTGTTCGTGCATTTGATGAAATATTGTATATTCTCATGTGTGGTACAGGTGTAGGCTTCTCCGTGGAGAGACACTATGTTGATAAACTACCTACAATCGCTGAAGAGTTTACTGACTCGGATACGACAATCGTTGTCCAAGACAGTAAGGCTGGTTGGGCTAAGGCTTACAAGGAGCTTGTCTCCTTACTCATTGGTGGTCAAATTCCAAGATGGGACTTATCTAAGATACGCCCTGCTGGTGCCAGACTCAAAACTTTCGGAGGTCGTGCATCTGGACCAAAACCACTGGATGATCTGTTTAGGTTCAGTGTGGATACATTTAGAAGAGCAGCAGGACGCAAACTCACCTCCATCGAATGCCATGATATCGTCTGCAAAATTGCGGAAGTTGTCGTGGTCGGAGGCGTCCGTCGATCAGCTCTTATCAGCCTTTCAAATCTTACCGATGAACGGATGCGTGATGCTAAGACTGGAGCATGGTGGGAGGCGAATCCTCAAAGAGCACTTGCGAATAATAGTGTAGTGTACAAGGAGAAGCCAGAGATTGGTACATTCATGGAAGAATGGGTATCTCTATACAAGAGCAAGAGTGGTGAGCGTGGCATCTTTAATCGTGATGCTTGTCAAAAGACTGTAGCCAAACTAGGTGATCGTCGTGATGCGACTTATGAGTTCGGAACCAATCCTTGCTCAGAGATCATTCTACGAGATCGTCAGTTCTGCAACCTTACAGAAGTGATTGTTCGTCCACAAGATACTATGGAAACACTTGCTCGCAAGGTTAGACTTGCTGCTATTCTTGGTACTTGGCAAGCATCGTTATTGCATTTCCCATATCTTTCTTCAGAGTGGAGAAAGAATTGTGAAGAAGAAGCACTACTTGGTGTATCATTGACTGGTATTCTAGACAACGCTATGATGCGTGATTCACATGGATTGAAGAACAATCTATCCAATCTCAAGGAGATAGCAATCAATATCAATAAGGAATGGGCAAGCAAGTTGGGTATAAATGCTGCAGCAGCAATTACCTGTATCAAACCAAGTGGTACAGTATCACAACTTACAGACGCCGCTTCCGGTATTCATGCAAGACATAATCAGTATTACATTCGTACAGTTCGTGCAGACCGCAAAGATCCATTGTGTCAGTTGATGATTGACAAGGGATTCCCACACGAGCCATGTGTAATGAAACCCGATTCAGTTATGGTATTTTCATTCCCAATGAAGGCTGAAGGTTCTATTACTCGTAATGATATGAGTGCTATTGAGCATCTAGAATTATGGTTAACATATCAGCGTCATTGGTGTGAACACAAACCATCGATTACGGTTACCGTAAAGGAACAAGAATGGATGGAAGTTGGTGCTTGGGTATACAAGCACTTTGATGAAATTAGTGGTATTTCTTTCTTGCCTCACTCCAACCACTCGTATCGTCAAGCACCATATCAAGATACAACCAAGGAACATTACGAGGCATTTCTTGAGAAGATGCCAACTAAGGTTGATTGGTCTGAACTCACTAAATATGAGAAAGTCGATAATACGACAGGAACTCAACAATTTGCTTGTAGTTCTGGCTCTTGTGAATTGGTAGATTTAACAAATTAAAGGAGATAAAATATGGATAATAATACTTTAGTAATAATGGTGGTTTCTGGTTTATTAGGTTTCTTTATGGTTAAGTATTTTCAAATGAAGAAGGAAATTGCAAGAAATGACCTAGACAGAGAAATTGATATGGTTTATAGATCAGTTGAAGATGTCAGAAATACTTTAGAAAAAGATGTTGAAAGATTAACTAAGAAGATTGAAAATTCGGAAAGTGAAGTATTTCTAGAAATGGATAGAAAGTTTCTTTCATTTTCAGATGCACTAAACGATATGGATAGAAGAGTTGATGAGATTCAATATAACAATATAAATAAAGAACCAACTTTATTTGATAATGCTTGACATGATAGATACTTGTGGTACAATATAACCAAAGGAGATAACTATGATTAAGACAATCCTCGCAGCAATAGTTTCGTTATATATCGCTTCTATTACTCCTGCCCAAGTCGCAGTAGCCGTTGGTGGTGGTTGGGGTGGTGTCGCAGTAAGTACCGGATATGGTGGTTATGGAGGATATTACGGTGGTGTTGTAGCCCCTGTTGGTGGTTGGTATGGATTTGGTTATGCAAGTTCTTTTTGTGCATCTCCAGTACCTCAAGTTGTTCCTATTGCTCAACCTGTAACTACTTACACTGTTGCTCCTGCTTATGTACAACCAGTTCAACAAGTTGTTGTTCAGCAAGCACCTGCAGTTAGACAAACAATTACAGAAGTAGTGGAAAAGAAAAAGAAGTCAAGAAAAGAAAAGTCTTCTAAGGAATGCAGTTGTTCCTGTAAAAAGTAACACCCGTGTAATCGGGAAATTTAAATCCAGTCCTTCGGGACTGGATTTTTTTATATTTTTATTTTAAAAGTTGTATAAATAATAATGTCATGAAAGGCAGACTACTCAAAGTTTTGAGTCTGATCCTTGCGACAAGTTCATCTTGCAACAATATCAGTGTCGATAAATCGGAAACCCCCCCACCACCGATAGTAGACATTCTGACACCTCCAAAAGAACCGAAGGAGTTTGAAGGGTTCACAGTAATAGAAGAGGGTCAAGATCCCTATCGCTGCGTGGGGCAAGTATTTGATAAAGATCATGTTATGGTGGGCAGTGCAGTTCAGATTGCTAAGAACATCGTACTCACTGCAGGACATTGCATAGACGGAAACAACCTGATGTATTTCAGAGTTGGTGAGCACGACTATGTGATCAAGGAACAAATTCTTCATCCCAAATACAAAATAGGAGAAATCATAGTAAATGATATAGGTATTCTTGTACTCGAAGAGAAAACCTGTATTACAGAACTACCGGAAATTACCTATAGTAAAAGTGATTTGAGAAGATATGAGGAATTGACTATTATTGGATTTTCTCGCTGCATAAAAAAGAAAAGCAATCCAGGCTCTTTTTACTATTTTGGTATAGTGTTAGAAGATCCATTTGAATTTAAATTCAACTCTACCAAAAACGCATATATTTGGTTTGGTGATTCTGGTGGAGCAGTATTTGAAGATTCAGGAAAACTCTGTGGAGTAATTTCATCTTTCAGACTACACGATCTTACAATAACAGAAATGTCTGCCACTCCTTTATTCTATCATGAAGATTGGATAAAGAGTGTAATGGAGGAACATGAATAAATTACAAAAAGCATTAGTCTGTGCATGTTCGTTTCTTATTGGTATCCTTCTGGCTAGAACATTAGGATTTTGATAAATACCTACATGGTAATAGCAGGAATAGATTACTCCCTTTGTGGACCAGCCATCTGTGTATTCGATGGCGATTCGTTTTCATATAACAAGTGTTCATTTTATTATCTCACAGATATAAAGAAGTACGCTGATACTTTCAGTGGAAATATCTTTGGTGAGAGATTTATGGATTGGAACTCCGAACAAGAGAGATATAAGACAATAGCAGATTGGGCGATAGAGATTGTAATAGGATGCTCGCATATTGCTCTTGAAGGATATGCTTACTCTGCAAGCGGTAGAGTATTCCACATAGCAGAAAATACTGGATTATTGAAGTATAAGATATATGAAATGGGATTACCATTAACCATAATCCCACCTACAGAAGTAAAGAAATATGCTACGGGTAAAGGAAATGCAGATAAATCAATGATGTATGATTCATTTGTTCAGGATACTGGTAGTGCGTTAAGAATGATTATTACACCCGACAAAAAAGAAATAACGAGTCCAGTTTCAGACATTGTTGACTCGTATTTCATTTGTAAGAAACTCTTTGATTCTGTCACTTATTCTCAGACTCAGTAGTTTCTTCTTTGCATTTTTTCCATAAATGGTTATATGCCCATAGAACCACTACAACAACAATTGGTAAATACCATAAAATCCAACCCCAACTGAACGAAATTTTATCTCCGTTTTGGATGTCATAATTTAATTTATTTAAAATTGGATTTTTTACGGTACTATCTGGTACAATTACTGGTGTAGCATTGCAAGCAAATAACATTAAACTTGTTAATAATGTTGTTAAAATTTTCATATTTATCTCCTTATGACTTGTTAGACGCTGCAGCAGAACCAAAGTAGAAACCAACTATACTCAATAAGATTTGACGATTTTCAGATGTGAATAAATAACCATTAACTTCTACGAAATATTTCTTCATATAATCTGGACCAAAAAGATTTGTTACTGTAGTATCTACTTCAACGAATGTTGGTAAACCAAAAAATGGAAGAATAAATGGTGCAAGTAAGGTAGCAAATAAAACTGCTAAAACTATTATTCTGCGTACAATTCTACCTGCATCTAATGGAACTCTCTGAACTGCAGCATTTTGATTTTCTGTTGTTTGTTTGTTTGCAGTCATCAAACGATCAAACATTTCCTTTTGATCCTGAGACTTTTGTGCTAAAAAACGAAATAGAAATCCTACAAATCCGCCCCCAATTAATGATATCAATTCTGTAGTCATTTTAAATCCTTTCTAAAATTATTTATTTTTTCTTTTTAATCTTTTTGCTACTTTTAATATTGGGAATCTTCTGAGTGGTTTTCTTGTTAGTACTGGAGAAAACGCATCTATACCTGTTATTGTTCCAGAAGATGATGCTGCATCCGCTGATGCCAATTGTGTTCCTAATACACCCTGAACTTCTTCATCAATTTTATTAATTAAAACTTGTAAAACTTTAAATATTTTTTCTTGGTTGGTGTTTTCTTTAGATTCTTTTATTGTTTTTAACTTTTTAGACATTGCTAAAGAACGAAGACGATTATATATTATTGAATCTGTTGTGCAAATATTAATTAAATTAACAAGAATGTTTATCAATTCTCTTCTTATTCTTTGATTTTGAGATCTTTGAACAGGATATCTCAAATTAAACATTGTATATTGTGCCTGTTGTCCTGGTTCTCCAGCAAGTAACATTAAATTGAAAAACTTTCGAGGAGCAATAAGTGGACCTTTATTTTGCTCTATATCGAATGCTTTTTGATTTGCTTTAATTTCTTTTGGTAATTTCAATCTCCACTTCCTGTCTTTTTCTTATAACATTTTACAACTGCTGCTGATGCATACGCTGATGGCCAAACTTTAAATCTTGACTTTACACTTGCCTTACATGCAGCATGTGCTTCTTTGTTTCTTGGATTCCATTTTTCACAAATAAATTTACTTAAGACAACTTGATAATTTTCTTTTAATTTCTTTTTCTTACCGGGAGCATACTTACCCTTTGAAGCAGACCATGTTTTACCAGTCTTGTGACTGCTGAACTGTTCACCACTACGATGTGCTTTTTGCTTCAGACGAACAGCCTTCTTCTTTTGTTTATCTGACATTTCTCCCCATGTCTGGGGGGTCTTGCTGGATACTCTTTTAGCAGGACGGCACTTAACACGCCCACGACCTTTATAGTCGCCACATTCGCTTCCGTCTTGTGCTGTCCACTTCTCTTTAAACCAACGATCTAAACTTTCTTTTATTTGCTGTCTGTTCATATTTCTCTCAATTTATTTATTATTCTTCTGTCCAATGGAATATTTACAAGATCTACCTCTGGGATTCTATCCGGCAAAGTATTTAGGAAAACTATGAAAGTTTTCAAATAAGGATGTAAATCCTTGTCTATTCTGTTAAAAAGCAGCCTAGTAGCAGATAATATATCAAAAACATTGTAAAAAATAATAATATGGTTGAGAATCAATCGCTCTCGTAACTGACCAGACGCTTTGTATTTTCTAAACAATCTTTTCAAATATTTGATACGGTTCATATCCTCTTGGAATTCCGATATGTTCTTGCACTGAGGATTGTTATACATCTTCATTGCAAACATCATATAATTTTCATCGTCAAGCGTATCAAACTTCATAATAAATTACTTTTTTGGTTTTTTAGTATCTTTTTTCTTATCTTCTTTCGGTTTAAGGTATGTATTCTTAATTCGTTTAAGATTCTTGTATTTCAATCTTATCTCCTTAACAATTCCATTTGCGAAGTGCTTTATTGATTCTTGAGTTAGGATCTCTTGCTGTTTTTGCTGATGTGAGTTTATCTTTCATGCCTCCCATACGCTTGCAGAACGATTCACGGCGTTTAGCTCTCTTTGATCCTTTTTTGAGTTTGCTTGGTTTTGTTGTAACTGCTGTTTGTAGTTTTGAACCTGGGTTTTCTCTGCGATATGATGCAACACCCTTCTTGTTCAATCCACCCTCTGGATTCTTTCCCTCTTTGCGTGTCCATGCTGCACCTTCAGATACCGCTTTAATTGTGTCTCTTACTTGAGAAGCACGAGCTGACAACTTACCTTCTTTGTCTATCTTGGCAATCTTGCCCTCTTGTCTCTTGATAAACTTTTCTCTCTGTTCTGGAGACAAAGCACCTGCTTTATGTCTACGAATAGTTGCTTTGGTGCTTTCCTTAATAAAATTAAAATAATCTTTCATTTATTATGCCTTTGGTAGAGGGGGAATTCCTGGTAGTGATTTTCTTTGTGTTCTTGGTTCTGGATTTGGTCTTGAAGCAACATCTTTCTTCAAAAGTCTTGGTGCTAAGTATTGAGTTGCGCCTACATCTGCTTCATGGATGTTGTTGTTTCTGCTTCTATTATATGACCTAGAAACAACTCTTGTATTTCCATTACCATTTGAACCACCTTTTGAGAGGGGTTTCTTATGATCTACATCTTTACCTTTTAATAATCTTTGACCAATCTTTATGAGTTGATCTCTTGTTTTATTTTCAGCAGCAGCACTTCCTAATTTTCTTTTTGCTGCATTTACTGCTGTTCTTCTTCTTGCAGTCCATCTTGCACCACGCTCCTTAATTGCTTTTGGTGATGATTGGTGTTCTTTGTATTCTTTTGAATAATACTCTCTTGTCTTCTCTCTTGCAGTTCTTGGTCTTGCTTCAGAGATATATGACATGATCATTTCTACTATTTTCTTTTTGCTTTTCTTCTTTGCTGGTGCTGCTACAGGAGTACGAAGTCTATTGTACAAACCTTTTACTGCCTCTTCTGGTGCTTTCTCTGGCATGATACTTCTGAATGATTTGTAATCTCCTCCAGTAGCATGTCTTCTCGCAGCAGTACCACTTACCTCTTGTCCTTTTACTGACATTCTTTCTGCACCAGGCGACACAACTTCAAAAGAATCAAAATGCTTTGCATATGGTGCCATTCTTTCTTTAAAGTCTGCAACTCTATCAGCACCAACAACCATCTTTACTTTTCTATATCCTTTTGATTTTAAATGTTCAATTGCATGGAAAGGACTTACAACCTTTTCATGGTGTTGAACATTTGCACCAGGAAAGAATGCTTTCATTGTTTCCACTTTTTCATGTGGATGTAAAGGATTCTTCTCTCTTACTGCTTTTACTTTATGTGTAGGACCAGATCCTGAAGTATAAACAACATGATGAGCACCTGTTTGTGCTGCTGTGTCCATTACATGTTGAATGATATGTCCATGTCCTGCAGTTGGTGGTTGATTTCTACCAAATGAAAAAACTACAGAATCATTTTTATTTTTTGCTTCAGTGATGTGTTCCTTAAATGATTTCAATTTGCTTCTGTTCCTTCTTTTGGTTCAGCAGTTTCAGTTGTAGGTTCTGGTTTCTTTTGTGCTGGTTTTTTTGAAGCAGGTTTTTTTGGTTTTTCTTCCTTTACCTCGACTTTTGGTGTTTCTGGTTCTGGTTGAACAACTGGAGTAGATTCTTCAATTTTTGCAAATTGAATTGGTTTTAATGGTCTGTTTTTTGCCTCATTTATTTTTTGCATTAACCAGAACCCACTAATTGGTCCAATCTCTGGAGTTTCTTGGTTTGCTTTCCAATACCATCTACCATTATTTCTAATATAAAATCCACCGTATAGTTCTTTGTATTGTGTCATTAATATAGATTTGTTCATTTTCCACCTTTACCTTTGCCGCATCCGCAGCCTTTCTTTTTTCCTTGAGTTTGTGTATTTTTTCTTATTTTTCTTCTAGTAGTCATCTTATCCTCCTCTATTTATTCTTTTAATTTTATGTAAGAATGATTCCGATACTTGAGGTGGTTGTTCTTTTTTCTTTGTATCCCATTTCTTGGGTAGAGTAAAGTTTGCTCTAGAGAAATCCTCTCTATCTACCATCTTATACCCCATTCCGCTCTTCTTTCGAACAGCAACATAACCTTCTGGATGGGTTGGACGAAGTTCTCCAGTTTCTGCATCTTCTAGGTGAGTGCCTAGACCCTTTGATTTTCTAAATCTATCTACAAGATGTAATTTTGTTTTTGCTAGGGCAGAGTGAGCATCAAACAATGAATCATATGCCTCTTCATTGTCTGCAACATGCTGAAGAACGGGTCTTGATTGTTCTTCGTGTCGTTGTCTTCCTTTTTCAGATTTCATTTTTGCTCTTTCTGCTTCAAACCGACTACGGAGATAACTATGGAATCCTTTTGCTGATCCCTTTGGTGTACCATTTCTTACATTATAATTAGTATATGTTTTTAGATGTGCGGCATATTCTGGAGAAGATGAAATGTGATCCATCAATTCACCAGAACGATCTAAATGTTCCATTGCACCAGCAAGGTGTTGTAGTGTTCTAAAGTGATCCTTATCAGACATATTCATTCCATCTTCTTCATCATTCATTCTTGCATTT